CGGGGGTAGTTCTTATAGGCTCCCGGGCTCTCTCCGATTGGCGTGATCTATGCGCGGTAGGGTGTAAAAGCCCCGCTTCAACGCACTGTCTTATCCAACTTTGGTATGGAGTTGTAGGTGAAGGCCACAAGTCCATCTTGCATCCTCGAGCAACGGGTCGAGGAGGAAGGGAAATTTTTAAAGTCGAAATGAGTGACAAAAAGAAATCAGAGAAAAAGAAGGAAGGGAAAAAGTCGAAGCCTAAGGGCGGCGTCAAGTCGAAGGATGACTCAATGCCGTTTGCGAGGGCGCAGACTATCAAATATCGGCAGATGTTTGGGGATATTCGTAATCACGAGATTACGTGGCTGGCGGGTCATGTGTACGTTGGTAATGGTACTCTAGGTGCCAACGATACACTTTACCTGAAAGTGCCGGCGGCGACACCAACTGTGTCGACGGGTGTTACACCCATTATCCCCGAAGATTCGTCGTTTGGTAGCACGAGCTTGAAGGATATAATTCAGCACTTTGCCCGTATACGTTATCACCGGTTGAAGATGACGATGCATACGGAAGGTGCGGGCTCGTCGACGACAACCCCGATTTCAGTGACGGTAGCCCCGCTCAGGGGGATGGCAGGCATCTATGGCTTGAAGACAGACACGACGGCAGCAACTTACACCGCCGATCAAGTGTCGTCCATGCAGGGTGCCCGTCAGATCCCTGTGTATCTCCCGAAAGAGGAGATAGACCTAACCCCCTATATAGCGGGCGGTTCGGGGCCGAAGCAGAATGAGTTTCCCGTTGATGTTAACGAGTATGTGGCGTCGGGAGAGGTGGGTGTTGGAGTGCCCGCGGCGTTCGTGTTAGCTGGTAATAACCAGTCAAATACGACATTTAGAGGCCTTAATTTAATGGCTATCTTTATGTCGGCGACCGTCGATTTGCTGGATTATGTCGGAGACGTGAAAGCAACCCTCGTGCCGAAACGCAGTACAGTTACGTCGGCAACACAGACACAGGCGGTTGTGAATAGAACCGCAGTACAAAATCCTGTACGGATCGAAGTAAAAGACCAAAAGTACTTCGGTAACGCCGTGGGTCAGCCATGGGGAGGTTTCACAGCCGGGGATGGGGGTACGGCGGCGATCTTACAGCCGTCGGGTACCGCGGCAGGCGCGACAGCAGGGCTTCAACCCGCAGGGGTGGATGTTTATCCGAAGAAGACCATGTTTGTAGTGACGCAGCCAACCCAACCCGGAGGAGGCGCCGGCGACGACCCGTCAGGTCTCACCCAACCGTTTGGGACCGATACGTCTTTCGTCAGTGTGCCGTCTCCTGTGAAGCGTCCACGCACAGCACCAACTAAAGGGTGAACTGTGGCGTGAAGAAAGGACACTTAAGGTGTACCCACAAAAACCCCCCTTTATTGGGGATACATGAGGTGAGTGGGTTCCGGGTTTCGGCAATGTCCAAGCCGACCCGGGTCTCCTTCGGGGGGTGTGAAGACACCCCCCCCGTGGACTCCAACTAGAGGGAGTTCATGAGAATTAAAGCTCTGGTGACAAGGCAGAACCAAACACACGTTCTCGATGACTGATGCAAGTAACCCGACAGTGACGAAAAAGAAGACCATGTCGATGGCGGAAGTGGTGGCCCGAGCCAAGGCAAAGGCCGCCGGTGTGGATGTGAAAATGCCTAAGGAGGAAGCGGATGCGGAATATGGTGCGAAATTCGACCGCGACTTCGAAACGGGGGAGGTGACCATGAGACGCCGGTCGATGTCGTTACCTCCTGTTGGGAAGAAGTGGGAACCGAAGGAGCTTCAACAGAAGCTCACGTCGAAGGTGATGGTCCCCACAAGACCGGTGCCGGTGAATATGAAACGGGCAAAGCAGTTCGGTGTTAAGTTGAAGAATCTAGACATTGCGAACTGTCTGCAATTTGTGAGGCGGCGTGGGGATGCCATACCGTATATGCAACTGCAGCAGACCGTGGATTGGTCGAAGCTGACTACTGAGGAGGACGTACAGATGAAACTGGCGGTAATTAATGATCTGTTGGATGAAGCGGATAAGTACGTCGCCTGCAGTGGAACGCAGGAAGGTCTGGTCAATCGGTTGTCGATGTTAATAAGACCGAAGCCGAATGTGGGTATCGATTGGAAGCTGTTCGTTCCGGAGGTGGTGAAGGGCATGGGTGTTGACACCAATGCGTTACCGGATTTGACGAAAACGCGAATGGCGGATGTCGACTGGTTAGATATCCCATTGAGATCAGCGGCGGGGGCACCATGGCCTGCCGGGGTCACTCGTGATGAGGAGACATTAGTGCTCGCTTATGAAACAGCGTCATACATCATGGCGGCTGCGGATGCGGGGATGTTGAAGAAATATCGGGAAGAGAACCCCGATCTGTTCGTCCTCAGAATGAAGAACAAATATGAGATGATGGAAATTGCGGATTTGTCGAAGAAGGTAAGGCCGTATTATGTGTTGCCGACGCATTTGCTCATTTTGTTCTCCACCTTTGTAAGGGCCGTCGAACGGGTGATGGCCAACTATGTGAAGGACGAAGAGTCACACAGTGCTTACAAAATGGTGTGGTCGGCGGGGGGCGCAGAGAAGTTGATGGATTGGGTTTTTAAGCCGAGTGTTTTTGATTGGCTTAACTTTGGAGATGACCAACTCCTGAAGTTTAGAGTGAAAGGAAAAACTTTTCTTGTGGCGCCGGATATCACGGCAATGGATATGTGTCTCGGCCAGAATTGGTCGGCCGGGCTGCTTTACTTTTATTTGACGGTTTTTAAAGGTAAACTGAGTGCTGGTTGGCTTGCGATTGTAAGACTTTACGTGGAAATGCTGACGGCGGCGACGGTGGTCGTCGACGGGGGTGTCACGTTTAAAAAGTTGGCAGGCTGGCATTCGGGTATCAGTGGTATCACCTCGTCGGAGATGGTGGTGGGCAACTTCTTTTATGCCTCTCAACGTAAGAACATTGAGGAGGCACTTGCAAAAGCGAAGGATGTAAAAGAAGGGGAGGAGAAAAAGGTGGTTGAGGCTATTTTGGCAGATCTTGTCAAAAGTGGGGAGGCAATGGGTCTCTTCTTTAAGCCAACCACTTTGGGAGTGTACGAAGCTGAGGAGTATGAAGAGTTGGAAGACTCCTTAGGAAAAGTGTTCGTCACACAGTGGAAGTTTTTGGGGAATCGCGTCGGGATGCGAGTTACTGAGTCGGGGGACCAGTACTTCATTCCTTATGCGGACCATCGAAAGCTGTTTGCATCGCTGTGTACTCCTCGGACCACGAAGGAGGGTTTAGCCCGCAATCAAGTGTTAAAGGCCCGCGCGTTTGGGCTGTGGATGGCGGGCGGATATCAGAATGAGGATGTCCGCCGGACGATCGTCGCAGTGTACGACCTGCATGAGAAAGCAGGAACTCGTATGGATACGCGGGTGGAGACCGTGAATGGTTATCCGGTTCTGTCGGAATGGAAGTTTACGATGGATCCCCCTCTACCTGAGCCGTTGCAGGTGGAGGCTCTCTACAATGGTGGATTGTCAGAAGAGGAATTCTTCATGGCCTGTGGGGCTGTGAAGAAGACGTCGAAAGAAGCAGAGGCTCCGTTGGTCTCAGGACTCGTGGAGAAGGAACCAACTCGTGGAGTGAAGGGAAGTTGGGCCGATGCGACCGAGACGGATCTCGATAAGGTGATGGCAGACTTTGGAGTTGGACCGGCGGTGGTAGCAACCGCGGCGGATTTTAAAAATCCGCTTGCGAAGGCACCTCACCCGGCTCCCAACGTGGATCTGAAGACGGCGTCACACCCTATCGTGGCCAAAGAGCACGCAGCTCGTCATGCGGCGACCCTGGCCAAACCGAAGGTGGTTCGGGTTGAGAGGGTTAAGAAGGGAGACAAGAAAGGAGTGGCGATAGTGTCTGGAAAGGAGATGGGAATTGGCGAGTTCGTTAAGCAGCAGGATGCGATAGCTGCTGAATTTGCACCGGGTTCTGCAGTGGCGGTGGTCACGGAATCCGGGATGATCATTGAGACTCAGAAATGACACGTTTGTCTCCGTGGAGAAGGAATTCCGTTGGACCTGTGCCCATTCTATATGGATGGGTACAAGCCCAACACGCATGGTTTGTGTCCCGGCGATTGTTTGCGGGATTTCATACGAATGATCGAGTGTGATGAATAGTGAGGTTTTATGAATAATGTCCGCCACATCGGAATGGGTTCATGCCTCACTTAGTAAAAGCTCGAGCGCCTCCTTCAC